GTGCTGGCAATCCGTTCCACATCCGTAGACATCTTCCCTGTAACATCAAGCGAGTTTGTGTCGATGTCAGCTGCCGCGATAGTTCCGTCCACAATCATAGGACTTGTGATGCTGTCGGCTTCGTTGGTGTTGACGTAACGGATGTCTGCTGACCGAACATTCATCGCGCCACGATAATAAGTTCCCGTTGCCAACCCTTGTTCCACCCCTGTTTCAATCGGATTATTTACTAAGAATACTGCACCAGTAGACATGTATACCCCGAGTCGGTCAAAGGCAAGATAGAACTCTCGTTGCTCTGACTCATTCCATTCCAATGTCATCGTGCTTTCAGTTGCGTCTGCATAGCCCCAATTCATAAAGCTGCCTTTAACATCACTCACGATCCCGATTGATCCCACCCGCACATCATCATTCGTTGCGGTCTTGCCACGATTCAGCATGGTCTGGAAGGTGTCAGCCTCCGCCGTGAGATAGTTACTGCCGCCAATCTGTGCTATGACGCCATTGCTTACAACGATGTCCTGAGCATCAACGTAGGCTTGGGATACATCGCCCGTGCCGTAGCCGTTCGTGGCATGGTTGCCCCATCCGTAGGCTGTATCGGCGTTGGCTCCCTGAGCTGCTGTGGCTGTGTTGGTCTGGAGTACGTCTACCTCGTTGCTAACTGCTATGACTACGTTGCTTGCCCAAGTTCCAGCGGCTCCGGCAGATGAGATGCTTACCAATGCCCTGCCATCAGAATCCTCTGTAACTGTTGCCCCGCCTCCAGAAAATATATAAGGACCAAGGTTGGTTACCGAAGCGTAGGTCTTGTTCTGAAAGTCAATACGCCTGGAAGTAACCATGTCTGAATTGTCTGTCTCTGGAGCATTCTTTACTGTGATTTGCCCCTTGGGTTGCGACACCTGATATGTCGGCGCAGATGTATCAGTAACCATGATAACGCTATACCACGGAATAGCTGTAGGCTGAGCCAGGAACGCAGCAGTCATAGTGAAATCAACGTAGGTGGTAGACACTACGCCGGTAAGCGTAGCCATGCTTGGATCATTGTCATTCTTGCCTCGCTTCAATACGACTGTCTTATTCGCAAGGTTGAGCACATTCGATCCGTTGACCGTGTAGAATCTCTGCACTATGCCTACGTTGTTTTGCTTAGCCTTGATATGCCATTGCGACACATCGCTTGGCAGCATGAAGTTGGCAGTCTGATCCTTCAGGCGAGGGATGGTGTTCGTAGCCCCGAAGGAGCTAAGGCACAGCATAGCTGTGAGTGATGCGATGATGAAGGAGCGCATGTCTACCTCCTTCCGGTGAGCTTCAGAAAGATGTTCGTATTACTGAAAGTAAATCTCAGTATATCGCCTCTCTGAATGTAGTCGTCCTCCGGTGTGATTTCAGATCTTGCCGAACAAGAGTTACTCCACGAAGCACTGGTGATGAGATTCGTCATGTACGTATCAGTGGTTCCTGTGATGCCATGCAGATAGTTCGTCTGGATGTTTCCAAAATCATTCGTAACAACTGTATACGGAGTCTCCAGAACATCAGTATGCTTTACAACCAGATAGGCAGCATTTACGCTTGTGCAATTCGTATTCGGAGAAAGGACCACGGCCTTGTCCAGATACCACATGTACGTTAGCTCGTTCGTCCATACGAAAGATCCGCCAATAATCTGCTGCACCTGCACGAAATATAGCTCGCCAGGAGTCAGCGGATCTTCATATTGCCGGCCTTCGCCATGGCATTGCATAGCCATCAGGAGAATCAAAGATAAAGAGAGTGCGATGCGTTTCATGTAAATCCTCCAAGTTTAGCCGGAGCGAAGGCTTGCTCCGCTCCGGCCAGGTAGCTTTGTAGCTTAGTATTCGGCGTTGCGGTATGCGATGCGAGCATACGTGGTGTCTTCGGTGAGCGTGGTCGTCGCGGTCAGCTCCACGAGGATCGGTCCCTTTTCGACAGGGGGAGCCTCATGGAAGTCATACAGCTCCGTGATGGCCGCGTCAGGCACATAGCGACTGTAGGCCAGCTCAACCTCGTCGTCTGCCCCTCCAGACCCCTCAGTGGGATCGTAGGACATCTTGAACACGCAGTCCGTCGCGCTGTTCGAGTTAGCGAATGCGACGATTCGCACGATTTCGATGCGGCCACGTCCGACTTTGCCGTTTGCATCTTCCGGCACGCCAAGCCTGAATGCAGCAGTCTTCACCTCGCTGGCATCCTTGTACAGCATCTCAGTGAAGAACGGACTGATCCGTGCTACAGCCTGAGTGATGAAGTCATCAGTGTCCAGCGAGTAATCAGCAGGCCCATGCAGACGCGCTGCATAGATGCCGATGTCGCTGTCGTGAAGCGCATTCAGCGCATCAACCAACGCGCCAAGCGTCAGCACCTGCGTATGCGTAGGCGTAGCATCGATGCCGCCAGGGTCTGCTATGCCAGTAGCATAAGCAGAGAACTGGTACTGCTCGTAGTCGGTAGCCGAGGCTCCGATGTTAAGCAGTATGATCAGCTTGGTGCCGCCGCTTGCATTGTGATCGATGGTCACAGTTGCATATGGATTAGGATTCTCAGCATCCTTCTCGATATCGTTCCACTTCAACCTCAGCAATCCGTTTTTGCTATCCGAAAAGTCCAGGAAAGCTGTGCGGATTGGGCGTGAATCATTTGCTCTGTCTCTCATTGGTCATTCTCCTTGTTTGCTCATTTACTCGTTGCTTATTTCTGCTCTTAGTTGGTATATGTAACTACCAGATTCGTGTAGCTTCCATTCGGACCCTCCACTACGAATCGGTTTGTGAAACCATCATTCTCTGATGTAACGAGAAAGTCCATCGTTCCATCCGTATGAGTGGTTCCTATGTATTGTGGACACGTAGTATAATTCAGGTACGTCTCCACGTTGCCATGAGCTACATAGCTCCAACTTTCTATCCCGTTCGTGGACGGGGTGGTGCTGACCGCAGCAGTCGTGAACCAAAACGGAAACGTCTTGGCGGCGGCAAGCGTATTTCCACCCAAGTCCTTGCATGTCACTGTTATAGTAGCCTGTGTTCCCGACACCGATGCTGTCTCTATCGTCACCGATGCGAATACGGAAAGGTTTGATAGACCTGAACCATCGCCGCTGATCGGACCACCTGTAAGGTCGTATCCGTTGGCGAAGCGCATCCGCACCTGATTGTTTGCCGTGCTATAGAAGTCAGCACTCTCTCCATCGGCCATAGCGAATGCGCCGTCATGGATGGCCTTAGCTCGAAAGCCACCAGCGGTTGAATTCGCACCGCTAGCCTCGGTGTGGTATCCAAATGCCGTTGGAGCAAAGGCACCACTAGCCTCACAGAAAGCTCCTAAAGCTGTCGCACCCGAACCACCTGCAGTACTGCTTAATCCTGATTGCACGTTGAGGCCGAGAATAGACAAATATCCGCCATAAGTGTTCGTTCTCTCCGCTGCCGCGTCGAACGTGATTGCGCTATTGGATACTGCGCCGCCGCGTCCTGCCACAACTTCAAGCGTTTCAAGGTCAATCCGATCGCCTAATGCACCCTCTGCTACTTGAGCACGATTCGTCTCTGTCGCCAAGTCGGGGTCAACCGCAAGCTCTCCGTCAGCGTCTACAATCACGTTGGTCGTTGCGCCATTGGTGCTGACTGCAGTGAATACGCCCTGAAGGTCCAATTCCTCCGTATCCACTACATCAGCATCCAGCGTGCCGGTAATATTCAACCCGTTAGTCAACGTACCGCCAGCAGCCAAGGCGTTCAGGGAGTCTTGTAACTCATAGAGAGTTATGTATCCCTGCCGTGTTTGTACTTCAGTCACGTTCTCAGCAAAAACGAAAGTGATTGCTAAAACGAACATCAGACCTATGCAGGCATACTTTTTCATTATCCCTTCTCCTTATAGTTCCACTGCGTACCAGATATAGTCAACGTACAGATCATCTGCGGCGGTGTCTTTGCTGATGATCTCCATGATCGTACTCATATCTGTTGCTTTCGGCAGCAGGTTTGTTACCAATGTCGTGGTGTGAGTTATGGTTGTACTCATTGCCATGCCGGTGTTGTTTCCGTTCACCCACGTATAAAGCGCATTGGCTCCATCGTAGTAGAATCCAGCGGTGGTCATATTCGTAAACGTCGCATGACTGTCAGCCATCGTAGTAGTAGTTGCAAAGTTACAATTAGTGCCGTTATACTCACAGTCAATGTACAGTGTAGCATCTTCAAGTCCGGTCATGTAGAAACCGATATGGTCATCCGACAGCCCCGCAGTCATAGCGGTGTCAGCAATCGACAGTCCGATAAACACAGCATTTGTGTCTGCATCTTCAATCGCGAACTTGGTTTCAAACCACAACTTCTTGCCACTAACGAGTTCCATTCCCATGCCGTTCTTCTGGATACTATTTCCATCGTCTTTGGCGTCGTTGCACTTAATCGCAAGGATTCCTCCACGCCCTGTGTCGGATACAATGATGCTTTCTCCATTGTCAGAACCGCCGTCCACAACCGTAACCAGCCATGCCCCTGCATCGGCATCTTCCGAGAACTTAGGCGAGTTATTCGTATGAGTTCCAGCATCAGCCACGTACCCAGCGGTATAGAAGTCATCCTTAAACACCGAGTATTTTCCAGGAGGGAATGCAATCGGCCATCCAGCCCTCGCATCGGTGCCAACAGTGCCTTTATACAGCACGGAGCCATCCTTGACGCGAGTTAGCACATCTACAGTGACACCCTCTCCAGCCGTATCCTCCGTCACTGCGTCCGACTTAACTATATCAGCACCAACCGTGCCGGTAACGTCCAGCCCGTTCGTAAGCGTGCCGCCCGTAGCCAACGCATTCAGAGAATCCTTCACCTCGTAGAGGGTAGTGAATCCCTGCCGCGTAGTCACCTCTTCCACGTTCCCTGCAAACGCCGGAGCGATTACAAGAGCGAACATCAATCCTATGCATATATATTTTCTCATTCGTTTTCCTTCTCTGGCTGTCTAGCCAGTGTTTTGTTGTAGCTCGTAATGACTGCCATCGCTATGTCATAAACATCAGCAGTAGCAGGATTCAAACCAACAGCCAGCATTTCATCTCCGCTCAGCATCCCCCTCAGCTGAGGCTCAGGCATAGACAGAAGCTTCTTCAAGTTCTGCCCTTGCTCCGCTGCCTTCTGCTTGTGCTTTGCATCGCTAAGCAGCCAGAAGTCAAGATCTCGGCGCGAGTCTTTCAACAGCGCTTTGTGCATCTTCTTCTCTTCAGGTATGCGAAGGTCGAGATCGCGGCGATAATTCCGAGCTTTCATCACGGCGTTTGACCGCTTTCTAGTCGGAGTAAGTCCCGCTGCTTCATCGACATAAGGAAGAATAGTTCGATAATTCCTGTATCTGAACTGCCATGTGACAATGTTCTTATCTTCCTTGGGCAACTCCATTGCTTCGTCCTTTTCCGTACCCTCAGCTGCGATCTTTGCCGAAGCTTTGGGCGTTGGTTTATCTGTCTTTTCTGTTTGCATGATAGTCTCCAGTTTAGCATTGTTTAAGTTGAGCTTAAACTATCAATGATTTCCTTAATCTATTATCGACGGAGCAGCGCCTCTAACGAAACCGTGACACTCAGGGTGCCGAAGTTCGAGGGAGAAACTACCGAAGTACTCGTCCTGCCTGAAGTGAGATACTCCAGCCTGGATGCCCTGCCGCCATGTCATGGGCTCGTTCGTGTACTCACGCTTGTAAACGTGACCCATATCGATGACCGTTCCCCATCCTGCCAGTCCTTCAGCAGCAGGGAAGCCATGCTTGTCGCGTGCAAACTTGACCATGTTGCCCTCTTCTGTATACACGTCCATCATGTCTGTTGCCAACTCAGGACTGTAATACTTCTTCGGAGGAGTACCCATGTCGCGTTGCATACGGTTGACAGCCCCGAAGAGGTTGTTACCGGAGTTGCAAAGCTTCTCACTTGAGCTTGCAGTCGGATTGAACATGGTGTCCAGCCATTCAGAAAGAATGGGCCATGTAAGCGAATCGTTCTTTTCGCCAAGCGTCAGCACGTTGTCGTTGATGTAATGAACGAATCCCTGCGAACAGTAGATCGTTCCATCGCCGGTAGTGGTTGTTCCGCGATGCTGGAAGATAAGCGCCTTGTTGACCTTACGCTTGATCTCGAACATCTTGTTGGCAACTTCCCACTCAATAGTGGCGACTTTGCCGATGCCGGTTTCAAACTTCGCGGCTACAGCTTCCATGTCCGATATCTTGAAGGACTCCGAAAACCTGGAGATGAAGTTGTACTTCTCTGTTCCAGGGATACGGCCAGTTCCTTCGTTTGCGTCTGCGAGTTCTGCAAGATGCGCAATACCGGAAACGAGAATATCGTTATCAACGAGAGCTGCCGTAACACTTCCGTTCCAGCCACGAGTTACCGTGATGGTATTGGTAGTGTAATTTACAGCCGTGACCCGCATATTCTCCAGTGTTCGCGTGATATGCACTTCAGTGTTGACGATGAACAGTTTCGCGTCATCAACTACTATCGAGGTGTCCGTCGCAAGATAACCTGCAGCGAGGTTGACCTGCGTGTGGATCGGAAGCATTTCATCTTCGACCCAATAGTAAAGGGCTTGACTGACAGGTTCCTTCGTGCTCCACAAGTCCAGCGCCTTCAAGAAGGTGCCATCATCCTTGTTGAGCATATCGATCTGACTATCAATCTCCCTCTGCCGAAACAGATTATCAGTGTCGAAGATATCGACTCCGGTAGTCCGAGTGGTGTAAGGCAATGTTACTCTATACATGACGTATCCTTATTTTCTTTTTTACCCTTGCGCTGGTCCTGTTGGCATCACTCCCCCAGGTAGCCTTCTGCTTACTCCGGGTTCCTCTTTGCCGTGCTTAGTTGCATCAGCAAATCCTGTCGAGCCTCCGCCTCCGCCTCCGCTTGGGAGTTGAGTTCCGCGATCAGCTTCTCCTCTGAATTGACGGCGAAACCTTTCTAATGTCTGATCGCCTTGATCAGATTCATCAACCATAACCACATCCAGTAAGCTACCAGGGACAGGTTGGGGAACTTCTGACGCAGCCTTAATGAATGGCTCTAGGACTTTTGGATCACTCCATATTTCCTGTCGAGCTTCGTCAGACATGCCTTTCCAGTGTACGTCGAGTTTTGGGTTCGACTTAACCTTAGCGACAAGTTCTGTCTGCAATTCATTAAGAGTCTTCGGTTCACCAGTTCCTCCTGCTCCTCCCCGATCACCTTCCGCAGTCTTCAACTTCAGAGTCACAGTATCCTCTAATTCTGTCAATTTGTCAAGGGCAGATTGTAAATCGGCCTTTTTAGCAACGTCTGTGGTCGCTGCTATGGCATCCTTGAACTCTTTGCGTGCCTCTCCGATCTCAGTCTTATGCTGTTGCATCAGAGTTTCCTGGCCATTGATCTGGCCTTCCATCTTCTCAACCTTCTTCATCAGTTCTTTTTCTTGTTCGGGTGTCATTTTCTCTATCCTTTCTCAGCGCCTCTGGCATAAAGTGAGGACCGCTATCTGCTTCCTTCTTACGGAAAGCAGCAATCTTCGCCAAAGTCTCCCGCCGAGCGTTAAGTTCTTCCAGTCGATCACCGCTATTCTCTATGCGGTTGATCCAGTGCTCCGCCTCTATCTCCGCGCTTTGAATCGCCATGAGCGCAACCAGTGCATGCTCATGCGCCGGATCGATATGCTTGTAGCATGCAAGAGCGTAAGCTTTCCTCAGCTTCAATTCCTTCAGCAGAAACTGACCATGAGGTATAAGTTTCAGGGCTTCGTATTCAGTTTCATGCCCTGTCTGCCTATCCAGCTCTCGCGCCTCAAGCTTCAACCCATCATTATCCATAGCTTGGAGCGACTTCTCATTCATTTCTTCTTCGCAGTTCCTTTCGCCTTCGCGGTTTTCTTAGCAACCTTGGCCTTCGCCTTAGCCTTCGGCTTAGCTTTCGCCTTGGCTTTTGCTACCGGCTTCTCAGGCGGAGCGGCAATGCCGGGCTCATATGCGAATTCGCCGTTAAGCACGCCAGGCTCAAGGCTTGTGCCTTCGTTGATCTGATTGAAGCCATGATTTCTGGCCACAGCTGAAAGATCTGCGAGCAATGCCTTTGCAACTCCTAAGCCGAGGTTTCCTATTCCCTTAACCAAAAACTCTACTGTCTGCTTCATGCTGTCCTCCTGTTTGTATTGTGAATCCCAACTTCTTTGCCTTGCTTGTCATAAACTGAAGTAGAGCCGACTTTGGTTGGTCATGCTTCTTCCTCAGTTCTTCATTCGCCTTCCTCAGATACTCCGCCTCTTCAGTTCTGTATGAGTCCCTTTCCAGTCTGTTTAGCCTTATGTTCTCTTCCCTCAGTAACTGCAACTCGACATCAATAAAGTCAGTTCCCATTATGCTTCTCCGCTTATTGCTGCTGCGCCGGCCAGCGCCTGATCACCCTGCGTTGATGGTGCTCCAGCAGGTACGCCTTCAGCCTCGCGCACCTGCAAAGCTGCCTCAGCACCACGCTCCTCGCGCTCCTCGACCACGCTGATTGGCTTCATTGTGCCTCGTACCAGCTCGTAATCGTCCGTGAGATGCTCGTATAGTTTACGCTGATCGAACAACTCAGGCTTCTGCTGAGCCCTGTCGAAGTATCCTGAACGCTCAGCGAAGGATGCTGCTGAGTTCATACGGGCTGCAGGGAGGTTCAAATAAACCCTGAATACATGTCTCAAGTCATCGAGGGTCACGTTCCTCTCATGGTACTCGCGTGCTCCGGTGTCGGCATTGTATGACTTCTCAACGAATGGCCTGCCTTCCTTGTCGGCCAAAAGCTGACGTTTGATGAGTGTCTTCTCCACCAATGGCTGCATGCCGCCTGTCTTGCACGCTATACCGGCCAACAGCTGCCTTCCGGTAGTCGTGGCAAGCAATGTCTCAAGCGCGTTGGTGCCGCCCCGCACAAGGCCAGGTGAGGCGTTGCTCACGCTTGATGGCTGGGCATTGGCCATGCCATGGAAATGCTGAAGCGTTTCGCCCATAGCGCCAAGCTGCTGCGGGAATTCAGGCAACTTCATGTAGCTTATGGCTTTGGTCGCATCGCCTTTCACAGCAACGTCGGAGCCTGGGCCTCTGCCTATGTGCTTGTTCGGGTCGATCATCTCCGTATTGCGCACTCGCGTAGGATTGAGATGATACATAGCGAGATCGATCAGCGAGTTATACCAGACGTTCGTTCCCCACGCTAATCGCTCAGAAGCTTCGGTTACGCCCATTGGGAACCATTCGTTTCCATCCGGCCATCCAGACCATTTGATAAGATCACTACGCATGGATTGATACTTGTTCTTCTGCTCCCATATTTTGACCTTCCCGTTTGCCATCCACACATGATGGTTGTCGCCATAATATTTTATTACAGGGACTATGACAGGGATTCGCTTGTCGGCATCGTTGGTCTTGGCTAGGTTGATGTTGGCCAATGCTGCGATAATATTGATAGGGATCATGCGCTGATCGAAGTTGAGGCTTCTGGCTTCCAGAACTATCTCGTCTACATCACCAGCGAGCGGACTGCCAGCATCCTTTGCCTTGGCATACATGTCCCGAAACTTTAATTCTGGATATAGCTTCACTACGAAGTGAGCAGAGGCTTTGTTTGGTCGCTCTACGTTCGCTCCATCAGGCATAGGAATTACGCAGATCGGTGGAAGGTATTCATAGCTGACTTGCTGCACAGGCTTACCGGTGCCTAGAGTGGGAATCGAATCTACCCGCTCACCGCCAACGAGCAACTCATTGACTATGCGCTCTTCCGGTAAGATCCATTCTGTGTCGATGACTCCGTATCCAACTCCGTACTTGTAGCAGTCCTTGAGAGATCTATGCACTCCATCGTGGACCTGCATCTCTGTTAGAAGGGTGTATCTCAAATCGTCCTCGATCAACTCGATCCTGTCAGTGGCCATTACTCCCTTCGTTGGCATAAGCTCGATCCATCTGTTGCGAGGGAAGAGATACTTCATAGCAAATGGGAGTTGTTCTTCTACAGAAATGAACGTGAGTGGAACAGATATCTCCGAGATCGTTGGCCATTGCACTGTGTTGATCTTGTTCCCATATGCCCTGTTTACCCTCTCCATGCGCTCGAATGCTTCAAGAGCTATACCGAAGGCGAAGTCAAACTGCGCCATTAGCTCGTCAACTAATTTGTCACCTGTCGATGTTCTGGGCTTACGAACTGCCATTGAGAGCCTCCTTCATACCTAGCATACCTAATCCGCAAGGCACTTGAGGGGCGAGCCTACGCGGATCGATGCGTCTGTTTTGCTTTGGCGGTGGAAAGTAATTGCATTTTATCTGATCGGAATCGTGCTTAATTACGTGCAATAATATACCAAAACATATGCCTGTGTCAAGAGATCCTCGTTTCACATGATCGCATCTGCCCTTCTTTCCCTTTACTGCAGCAGCCAATTCTTTCAGCAAAGGCCGGTCTGGAATGTGAGGATATTCATCTTCATCGAACTCTCCGATGTATTCTTCGATTTCCTTGAAGATAGCCTGTCTCTGATTGGACTTCATCACAAAGCCAGGCTTCTGCCTTGGCGTGCCTGTAGCATCCCTCGTAACAGTTGACATGTACAAGTAAGGCCAATCCTCCACCTCCAGCTCGAACGCCTTGTTCTCTGCACCCTGCCCTGACTCAGCAGCAAGCATAGCATTGTTGTAGTAGCGTAGAGCGAAGGCGCATACCTTGGCGAAGGCTTTGGTAGGCAAGGTGCTGCGGATAGTGCATACGATCTTTGCGTGTTCCTCTTTGCCTATTGGTAGCCGCATCACCATGGCTGCGTTGATATCTCCGGCTTCTTCTGGGATCTCAGCGCCTTCTGCTGCGTCTGCTGCGAGAATATACCCCACCCCAGGCAGTCGATCTTCATACATCCTCCATGCAACAGTTGCTTCTTCGTTTTCGTATGCTGGATTTTTATGTACGTCAGTGTCGATAAGCCCAGGGAGGGATGAAATACGTGTATTGCCTTTCATTTTGAACCATTGAGATTTTGGTGTGAACGATACGAGATCATAGTTCATTGAGTAAGCCTGTAGCCACACGTTGAGCTTGGCTCGGTTGAAGTATGGCTCACCGCTCTGCTCGGAGTATAAGCCCCAGCAACGCGACTGCCTGATCCACTTGGCATAGGTAGTCCTTCTCCTGTCGATCTCCTTATTGTCCTGATATGGAGAGTCGTACTGTGTGGCGTGGAAGCGATCAGCATCAACACCCTTATTGAACACTAACTTTCTTGACCACGTTATGCCTTCAAGAGGAGTCATGGCTATTGTGACGTATCCTTCAGGAGCATGTTCTTGAGCTGAGGCAAATAGCTCAGGCGTTGTGGTTTCTTCATCCTCTACGATGGCATGGGCTCGCACTGATTCAAATTTCTTGTGGCCCTGCTCAAACGAAAGAATAAAGATCTCCATACCGCGAATGCAGTGGACTGTGTTGGTGGAGATGTTGTACCCGTTGTTGCCCTTGCTCGTATCGATGAATGCGTCGGGCAGGATTCTTGTTTCTGGATTGGCAAGCATGGGCCACCAGAACTTCTTGATCGATTCAGCTATAGTGGCTATCCATATCTGCTTGCCAGCCTCTGATATCTTCTCCTGAGGATACCGCCCAGCTCCCATTATGTTTCCGCAATTCCATTCCTGCCATGACGATTCCTGCTTTGGCTTAACATTGTAGTCGATGATCTTTCCATTGCTGGAGTCTATTCGCCCGAAGCGCCTGATATTCTCTTTTGATATTACTCTCGGAACTCCTGTATCCACACCTTCGTCGTACCTGAAAGTATAAGGTAGTTCACCGCTAACCATGATGCCAGTCTCTACCAAGGGGCAGATTGATTTACCTGTCGAGCTTCCGGCGAGGAGTATTCTGATCTTCTTGGTGCTCTGGAAGTAGCCGGTCTGGAATGGGTGCGGATCAGTGCCGAATACGTCAACGAACTCCTCTGTGTATATCTGGGCATCATCCTCGATGGCTTTGCGCTTGATCTCGGCGCTTCGCTTCGCAACATTCCAAGGCTCGAACATGTAAAATAAATGCTTGTCATGTTTCAGATCTGCAGCATCTCTGATATGCTTAGCAACGCTGGAGAGGATCTCCATTATTTCTTAGCTCCTGTTTGCGCATTGTCCCAGACTAGAATCAATTCGCCTACCGCCCATTGATACGCGACTTCGTCAGGATCTTGATCGCCATCCTTAAAGTTGGCCATCAGTTCCCGATGCTTCTGAAGCGCTCTTTTCTGAATAGAAAGGTGCATATCCATCCTCTTGTCCAGTTCATCCTTGTGCAGATAGCTATTTGATTCAAGCTTAAAATCATTGATCTTGATACCGCTTACCGTCTTGGCTGTGGCATTCTTCAGCTCGATCTCAGTCTTTGTACTGAGTGGAACTAGAATGCCCTTCTGGTATTCAGTGAGATTGGTGCGCTCAAGAATCTTTGACTGAAGCACCTGAATGATCTTCTCACCCTGTTCAGGGTCAACGAACTGCATTTGTTTTACAGTTTCTTCAAGCTGCTCCAAGACTGCGACAATCTTCAGCGTGTCCTTCGGTACAAGGTTCTCAGTCAACTCCTTGAGGCTGTCGTAAACAACAACAAGCTCCTTGCGTGCCTCGATCCTTATCGAAGCATTCGTTGCCTCTAGCGATACATTATCTTCATAACCTGTTACATCTATCATTTGCTCTCCATAGTATCTGATCGTCCACATATCCCACGCAGCGATCTCCAGGGCTTTATGCCTTGGCATAGTCGCTTCATGCTCCCTGCATAGACCACAGCCATAATGCCCTGTGTTCTCGCCTATCCCATACCAATCTCCCTTGGTTCCAAAGCCAGCAGCTTTTTTACACCTGCATTGCCTGCATATGTGGCGCTTGCTGCTGTGTGAGAAATCGCCAAGCTCTTCGCATCGCTTCACGAAGCTGGATACCTTGTGCTTGCAGCGAGGGACAAGGCCGTTGTTCGGTATGCCAAGCAAGCGCCGGATGAAGGCGTGCTGGGAATTTGTCATCCTGTCTTTGCGTTTGAATGGGGCTATCATATTGTGTTTGAGTTTCCATGGGTCGGTATCTTCAATCGAATTTATAGCCTTGCGATGCAACCATTCCTCAGCATAGGTGTCACATTCCGAGGGCTCGCCATTCTTATATCTGTCATAGATATCAGTCTGAGCCCTTATATGAACGGTCATCTCGAAAACCGAAAGGAGAGCCCCATCTCGCGCATTTTAGTCATGGCGAGATCGAGGTATTCGGTCCCTACATAGCGGGAAGTTCCGGCCATGCATATCACCTCGGCCTTTTCGGTTTGCGGAAAAAGTCTATACCCATCTCCAGGTATGACCTTCATCAATATGTCTTTAACCTCTTTCATTGTAATCATCACCCCTCCTGCCTCAGCACCTCGTGCGGTGCCTTGAATGCCCAATCCCTGCTCTTGTACCTTGTCACCACCACGGCAGCGAATGCCTTGGCCGTGCCTTGGAAATCCACCCACACCATGAATGGCCAGCCCTGCCAATCCCCGCGGACTCCGCCCCTGATCTTGCCTTCGCGTGCTATGCGGTGGCATTTGATGCCGTCACGCTTGAGATCAGCATGGGCTCGGTCGAGGGCTTGGGCTTCGAGTGCTATGTGTTCTTTCATTATGCGACCCCCATAAGCGCCAAGACTATGGCTAATGCGAGGGCGAGCAGGGCGATGTGCGTTATTGTTCTCATGATCTCTCCTCTTTCTCTACTACGTCCAGATGCTTGTGTATATCCTTGACCATGCCAAGCGTAGTAGCTCCCTTGAAAGCTGTGATGCCGAGCAAGGTGCCGCCCATGCGCTTGAGGCGTCGGGCGAGCATATGCTTTGCTAAGGCGAGGATGAGCCAGTTCATGGTGTCTCCTTCTCAAACATGTCAGATTTCTTTACAGTGATGAACTGTGGCTGGAGCGACTTGTTGAATGTAAGGCTGCTCAGCCACACATTCCCCGCGAAGAGCACTCTCAGCCGCTCCATGAGCGAGAGCTTCCAGCATGAGATGACTTCGCCTTCCTTGGTTTTATGCACCGGCAAAGGCAGGTACTCCGGCTGATTCTCTGCGTAGGTCATATTTGCTTCTTTGAATTTCACTGGTTTCATCGTGCTTCCCTTTCCAATATCCTACTCATAACGTATCGACACACACTCACAAAATCATCAGGATTGAATCGTGGAGGCGTGACCATCTTCCCGTCAACCACCCTCCCCTGCTTGTGATCCCTGACCACCTCCACCGATTGTCCGGTTGCAGCAGCGATGACATTCGTATCATACTCCCACTTCCTCTTGTTGGTGCTCTGTGTCATGTGGCTATAATAGACCATTCTCGTCTACTATGTCAACCCCTTGATGTAGACTATTTCATCCTCAGACCCCCTTAGTAGACGAAAACAGCGTCTAACCCTAGGGCTAGTAGACCATTCTCGTCTGTCCAATTCCCACATCCCCACGTCAGTTGCTCCCTTCCCCCGCCAATCCCCCGCCGGGGCACTGCAAACGTGTTAGGCTACTTTGCCAAAAAACTAAGTACCTACCAACCAATCACTTACATAATATGCCGTACAGCCTAACATCAGATATGAGCCTGTTCCCTGGCCCTGCAAAGCATGGGGGCTTGGGGGCATTGGCTAAGGCATGAGCAGGGTAGGCTAAGTTGCGTAGGCATAACGGCTTGGCGAGAGAGGGGACAGCTCCCCCTTGCCTCTCCTGCTTTGCGCTCAGCCCTGGCTTGGGGGTCCCCTGCCTCCTTGCTGTGGCCTAGTGCTAAGCTGTTGCGTTGCAAGGACTTAAGCAAGGGGCGAAAGCTTCGCGTGGCTATCCTCTGCGATGCTGCTATGCATGAAGCAAGCCCCTTGCCCTTGCCCTTGCCCTTGCCCTTGCCCTTGCCCTTGCCCTTGCCCTTGCCCTTGTGTGCCTTCGCCTATGCCTATGCCACGCTATGCTCTAGCTTGTGAAGTGATAGTGTCAGTATGCATAAACATAGAGAGGTCAGGTCGCTTGTAGTGGTGGCAAGCTAGTATGATTCGGCGTGTTGTTTTGTGACCGCCTGGGACGTATAAAAAGAAACATAGAAAAAAACATTTCAGCTATATACAAAGATATAGAGTCATGCTAGTATATCCACAGCTGAAAATACTGTCGGAAGGAGGTGTTACAAAATGACAAAGAAAGAATGGAAATCGAAGCAAAGCGCAAAATTCTGCAAAGCCAAAGATGCTGTCGCCGTCGCACAGGGCGAAGCGAAGAAGATCTTAGGTGATAAGAAATTACGCGAATTGACGAAGGCCGAACGTGCAGCATATGACAAGGCGGTTGCCATGCGCAACACAGCCAGCATCAAGTGTCGCGCAGCTATCAAGAGAGGTGATCTTGATACCCGTGAAAGCGGTTGGAGTGGTATGACGAAAACAGGCAAAGCCACAGCAGCTCTCTTTAGCTGCCTGAGTATTGATGAAAGCGGTTACAAGTCATAGTAAAGGAAACTTGGCAAAGGAGTTCGATTTGCTCCTTTGCCTTGTTTCACTTATTGTGAAACTTGTTCTTTCTCAATATAGCCTGCCCGACACGTTAATAGCGTGAAAGCCTGCTATCAATATAGCGTTATCAGATATTCGCATTTCCTCTCATTGCTGACAAGCCACTGTTTACAAGCCGGAAGCAATGAACGCGACAAGCTGAAAGCCAAAGGAAACAAAGCTTTCAGATCGATACCGTATGCAATAGGCAAAGGAACGTAGTCCGGTCCACTATATTCCGACACTGTGACCATGCGCGAGACTCCGCAACGAGCTGACAAGCTTGCAAGAGCGTAGTCCGCAATATCGCTCCTCGTCAGAGTAGTCATGCGACGCAGTTCTAAAAAAGGTCTAGCCTATTGACGACATGCTCACAAAGCATGAATACCTTGCAAGAAATCCAACCTTGCACCACTCCCACGCTCCAGCTATTGCACCCCGCGATTTGCGGTTTCCCTGGCTAACAGGCAAATACCCGACGCGATTGCAACGGCCACAGCTACAGAGCGATGCGAAGGATAACGAGCAAGGGCCGCGTGACGGCATACACGCGGCGCAAGCGTGACCTGGCACCCAGCCAGAATGCAATCAAAAAGCCCAGCAACTAGCCATAGAATGCAAAGCGAATCTCTGCTAACCCCAGACTAGCCTTTACATGCTTCCTTGCTGATCGTACAGGCGCGATATATTCCGCCTAGTCTCTATACCCGTAAGCTTTCACAAGCTAAGAGTGCAAGACTTCCAGAAACTTAATTGAAATGGACGCTTCACTACACTTGTGAGCCGAGCTGGGCCATGAGTTAAAAGCAGAGACAATGTGCGCTCCGAGATAACGAGAACAGCGTTCTTCGGAGTACCTACCCGAACAGACGGGCTCTCTCATTCAGAGAGATGGGCGACAAGCGTGCGAGGATAAAATATGAAGAAACTCCCATTCGTCGCGCAATCATCGCAAAACATGTTCATGCCCCACGCCGACTCAGCCGAAAAGCTGAGCTACGGGCAGAAGATGTACACAGTCCACTGCGACCCCGGTGCCACGGTCAAGCCCCCGAAACGCCCCGGCAATTACATCGGCAAGACCTGCGCAAGAGAACAGCTCAAGCGTGCAGGTAATCCCACCAGAAAGCAACGCCGGATGCAGCACGAGATCCGCGAAGCAATCCAAGCAGAAAGGACATGGCTACGATGACAATGCGACAGATTAAAGCGATGCAGCGTGAATTGAAAGCGATTAGGAACGAGCTGCTACTGATCGAAGTGCTTCAGCTGCTTGCAAGGCGCAAGGCATGAAAGCCAAGCAAATACATATCCGTGGTGCATACTGGCTATGGATCAAACCGAAGGGCAGAAACTCACGTATGCCGGTCGAGTTTCTAACAACAAGGAGCAGCCTATAAGTAAATCCTCGCACGCTATCAGTAATCACAAACAGGAGAATATCATGGCGCGATTCAAGATAACAAGCGGCAAAGGTTTTCAGATCGAACTGTCAAACGGTTTCAAGCTCTCTGTTCAGTTTGGCTCAGACAACTACTGCGAAAACAAGAACACAAACCTTCTCGTCATGCCTGGCGGCGACCTTGAAGCAGGCGAAAGAGGCAGCAAAACCGCTGAGATTGCATGCTTCGACAGCGAAGGAGCCTTCATTCAGCTCGGATGCGACTCGGTGCGAGGCTGGGTATCCACCGATGCAGTAGCCAGTATCCTTGGCGAACTTGTGAACGCGAAGACAGCCAAGGACGTTGCAACCATCGTCAACAAGTACAGCGACGAATAGAAAGGAGTAGCCTATAAGCATACTATAACCCTCGCACGCTATCAGTAAACCTCACAGCAAGGAGTTACAATGAAACGCAAGACATTACCCTACCAAGCAGGCGACTACGCTGAGTACACCAACGGCACAGGCATCAGCCCTAGCCGTGGCCATATCGTCAAAGCCCACCCACGCAGCGGTAGCACAGGCACCTACGAGATCAAGCCAAGCGACGGCCATCGCAAGGTGACACGCAAGGCTATCCATGTCAGCAAAGCGAAGGAGTAAGCTATGTGTTTACCTACCACATACGAGCAAGTGCAAGCAGGAGCCATCCTGCACCCGCAGAACGCCGCTGAGCGCCGGCGCTTAGCCGCAGCCCAAGCCTTGGCCAATAGCCGATGCAACAGGCATAGCAGGCGAGGCATGCACCCTGAGTTCGAGGCAAGGTGCTTGGAGCAGCATTGGGGCGTGGCAAGGCCAACATGCGTGCTGGTGTGCGCAATACTGAAGGAGAGGCGATGAACTATCAGAAACTTACGGAGATAGCTTCGGCTGGGCCTCTGGAAGTACACGAGGATGAGAACGGGTGGTGCGAAGTGGTCCGCAAAGAGAGAACTGTCGTCGCTGGCATAAAGTTCCGCGACACTGTTGGCGACACTGCCATACTACAGAAGCCCTGAAACACTGGCAAAAGGAAAAGCCGATGCCGCCAAGCTCGCGCATTGCTACAATCACTTCGATGCGGTGCTGGAGGCGCAGCAATCTGCCTTAGACCTATTGCATCAAGCATTGGAATGCATGACATGCGGAGATGACGCAGTGCTTATCAACAATGCAAAGGGAATTCTGCAAGACGCAAAAGCCGAGGCCGAGGAGGTGAAAAGCATATGAACATAGCACTAAGATTACTGATCGCCTGGGCCTACGCTCAGCTTGGCAGCGTGCCGTTGCTCGTTGCTTGGCAAATCTGGGATACGAGGAGCGAACGATGCAAAAACTAACGATGAAAGAAATGATGGACAAGTTCGATCCAGAGGTGCATCAGGCAATCCGTGAAGCCATTCGCAACACTGGCGCTACCGAGCTGCTCTGGGCAGAGAATCAGCAAATTGACAGCTCAGCATTCGGAGCGCGAAGCTGCATAATGGCTGGGCCAACGTGTACCTACAAATCACACGAAGAATGCGAGGGCAAATGGATTAAGGATCTGCCATCGCAGAGGCAATACTTCATAGCATGGTGCAAGGTATGACAACAGTAAACGATCAAAAACGCATGTTCCGCAACGGTGGCATCAACGCTACGGCAGATAAGCTACGCGACATGGTATCTGACTTGCGCACGAAACGATTCCATCTTGTGAAGAAATGGAGGCTATATGGATGCAAAGACGAAGACTGGAAAGAGATCGAAGAATTGGACATCGTGATCGACCGGCAAATAGATACACTCGATACACTTGAGTCACACAAACAAGGGAGGAAGGCATGAAGCCATGCAAACATATGGAAGGATGGGTGACTGATAAGAAATGGCGCAAGCGCATGTTCAAAGACAGCGCAGCAGTGAGGCGCTATGCCATGCGCAACATGCCAGCAGATATGAAGCGGCTGGACTTTGGCGTTGGCATATGGGAAGGCGATGAGTATTTCAGATTCACATACGGACACAAATAAAGGAGGCGAGATGCCAAAGCCCAGACTGATATGGTGCGAATGCGTGGCAGATCTTTGCGACGGACACTTGCAGGTTGACAGCTATGCAGATATGTGGGTTGACGAGCACGGAGAGCTATACATCAGCTTTGGAGGAGGCTGGTGCTGCTATGACGACATGGACGGACTGCCAGAGGACTACTTCCTTGTGACCGGAAACATAAGCAATCTTGTGCGCCACTGGAACGACGGCACAAAGCATGGAGGCGATCATATACCACCATTCGATGCGTTCACGGTTGATTTTGTCCCTGCCAGCCAGTTCGATATGGTAACTGATTACAGTATGTTTGATGCAAAGTTTATAGAGGAGGTGAATCATGGAGCGTAGAATATATCCAACAGGATGCTTGTCTGCATCATGCGGAAGGATAGATTGCACAGGCTGCGACCAAAAGCCAGTGCTCGACGAGTTCAAGCAGTGGGTCAAAGATCACGATGCCAAGCGAGTAGACCCTGTATGGGTTCCGAATATATGGGAGGCAACCAAATGACCCGCACGATTCGCATCAAGCACACAAATCTTAGCATGTACCTCAAGGCTCGACGCCTTGGCTGGCGCACGCTATGGACCGGCGAGGGCATGATATGCATGAGAAAGCGAGGTGAAAAGTGCAACTCGAATTAGACAGACATGTATTAACAGTGAAGAGGGAGAAGGGTGATCCATCCTACTCAGACAGTGAGTGGGGCAGCGCAGAGAGCAGACTGTTATATCACATCAAGAAGATACTCAATGCACAGGGCATGGACCTGATCAAGAAACGCATGTGGAAAGATGGACACATGGTAAGCGATGATCAGCTATACCTGCGCACCCGCAGCAAAGCATCAGCAAAGCCACATATCTACATATGGAACGGATCATGGCAAGTGCAGGATGCGGGGCATAGGCTTATGGAGAAGGGCTATGTTCTGTTCGCCGTGGAGAGGGACGTATTCAAACAGGAGATAAGCAATGAGCAAAGTGCAAGACCTACGCAAGCAAGGCTTCGACCTTAGCGTATACGATAGGCATGTTGGCTATTGGCGAGTGCGCTGCAGCCAATGCGAAGCAATGGTGATCCAAGGCGTACCATGCCACGAGGCTGGATGCCCGAACGCAAGGAGAGATGATGAGCTACACACTGAAGGATGAAACATACAAGGGCCACACGCTTCGCATCGAAAGCGATGATGGCCGCTGGCTACGATGGCTTCACCGCCATCGCTGAGGCAAAGCGAATCATGCGTGAATTCAAAGCATCAGGCAAAGCAAAGCAACGCTTCGGCATCATGGGTGCGCATGGCAAATGCGTGGATGCGATAGAGTTAAGCAGGAAGGACGGGTGAAATGAATATATTCGATAAGCATCAGCTTCGCATAGCTAAAGACACTCTACGCATGAGTGATGCAGGTGCCCTTATCATGGGTGGGCCAACCAAGACAGAAGCAAGGGCGATAATCAAAAAGCTAACAGGCAAAGCGGTGCGCAATGAGCAAGCCTAAGCGCAAAGTTCAGGCGTCGAAGCGTGCCAGGGCCGAAGCCAAGCAGCTTGGCTGGCTGCGCAAGACAAAGCAAATAGCACGCGGAGTGCGCCACCTGACTTCGCATAATGCGGGGGGCAGGGGCAAACGCTTCCGCTTTGCTAAGGATAGGTACGATGGGAGGACACTATGAAGCACACAGACAAGCAGCTGATGCGCGTGCATATCGCACTGCTAGGCGGTGGCACTATCAAAGCATTGGCAAGGCAGATGGGCTATGACTATGGGCAGCTAAGCAAGCAACTCAAAGCATGGAGGATTAAGCATGACACAGGTAGAACGATTAAGTGATTGGCTAAGTACGGACATGCCCATAAACCCACTGGAATCATGGACTGCGCTTGGCATATACAGGCTGAGCGCAAGGGTGTTTGACCTACGCAAAGCAGGGTGGCCTATAAGCATGGAGATGGTGGAAGTTGAGAACCAGTTCGGAGAAACAGTGCGAGTAGCACAATACAGATTGGAGAGAGAATGAAAATCACAGGATACACATATCACAAGAAGGAAAATGGCTTCGACGCACTTCGCTTCGTGCTCAAAGCACTGAGCGATGACGCATCATGCCATGTGCTGACGCATCTATGCGTGCGCAATGGGCAATTCATAGCAACGGATGGGCGCAGGCTGCACGTTGCAGAGGCAGTGGAGAAGCATGCTGCTGGGCTGTACGCTGTGCTGGCAAACACAGCCAAGCTGATCGTGCTTAGCAAGTGCGTGGACGACCTGAAGTTCCCGAACACGGAGCAGGCGATACCTACCTCGTTCGACAACTCAGTGAACGGCGAATCACCAGAGATGATACAGCACAGGATGACTAAGGCTGGAGGTGGATGCCTGAGCCACGACTACCTCGCAGATGCTATGCCGGATAAGAAAGAGGCAGCGATCGTTGAGTTCACTGACGAGCTGAGTCCAGTCAAGATCATCAATGGCGTAGGCTTCGCCGTGATCATGCCAATACAGGATACCAACATATGACAACCACGCAATACCTAGCCGCCCAGCTCACGCCACTGCTTGCCAAGCTCGAAGCCATCAAGGGCGACGACAAGGCAGCAGCAGCCAAGCGCAAGCCTATCCAAAAGCAAATCGATAAGCTCGATGCAATGAAGCGAGAGCAACGCAAGTTCGTGGGGGAGAAATGAAGATCAATGATATATGCTGCACGCTCGTAGGTATGGCGCATTGCCAGAGCGATGACAAGCTCGCCAGAAAGGTGACAGTAGAAACCGTGCCTATCATATTTGACACGCTCATAGCACGCATGGAAGCGTTGAAGCTAAGCAATGACGATGGAGACATCGGCAACTTGGCTTGGTGGGATGAGCAGAACAGGCAAGTAGTAACCGAGGAGGACTTAGACAACTACATAAACGGTACAGACTACAAGGAAGGATGCGAGGAAGAAGGGGATGCTGGGGCATACTACGTTTACTGGCATGGCGGATTGGATAGAGCTTACCGCGTAGCCAGCGAAGAGGAAGCAACCCTGCTTCGGGCAATCAACACACTGCATGCATTGAAGTGCTGCATAGAGGAGGAATGATGGACGTATGGCAACTACAGCAACTGCAAAGCCTTAGCTTGGATAGCCAAGTAGCAAGGACTGAGCGCAAGATAGCAGAGTGGCTAATGCATTGGAACGGAGCGGTGTACCTAGCATGGAGTGGAGGAAGGGACTCCACTGTGCTGAGGCATATCATTCGCCAACGCTGGGGCGATAGCATACCGTCAGTGTTCTGTGATACAGGCTTGGAGTTTCCATCAGTGAGAAAGGCAGTGACCGACGCTAGAGATAGAGGTGAGAACGTCGTGCTCCTAAAGCCTAAACTGACGTTCAAGGAAACGCTTGAGAAGTATGGCTATCCTGTCGTCAGTAAGCGTGTAGCACATCAGGTACATGAGCTACGACACACGAAAAGCGAAGGGCTGCGCACACTACGACTTACAGGGCTGCACCCTCGCAGTGGAAAGACTCACCCAGCAGGCAAGGTGCCAAAGAAATGGTTGTACCTAAGAGAGGCTCCATTCGAGGTATCAGCTACATGCTGTGACGTGATGAAGAAGAGGCCAGCTACTCAATACGAGAAGAAAACTGGAAGGAAACGTATCGACGGAGTGATGACATGCGAGAGCTTCCAGCGTCAGCAGAAGTGGGTGCAGAACGAAGGATGCAACGCCTTCAAGACTAAGCGCCCACACTCATCTCCTATGTCCACATGGATGGAGCACCATGTCAGAGAATATGCATCGCTACACAGCATCGAGCTGCCTGCCGTGTACAGCATGGGATATGATCGCACCGGCTGCATGTTCTGCATGTTCGGCGTACACATGGAGAAGGGAGAGAATAGATTCCAGCGAATGTACCGCACGCACCCAAAGCAATGGGCATACTGCATGGATAAGCTAGGCTTGCGCGAAGTGCTTGCCTACATCAATGTGCCATGCGAACCAAGCAAGGAGACAGCATGAACAAGTACCAGGAAATCAGTAACGGAGTGTATGGCGATGGCTGGGAGATCGAGCTAATCATCACTGACCCAGGCGCAGCAGTTGGAGACACCCTCGCTCAGTTCATAGCGAACGAGCTTGAAGAGGATTGCCACAGCATAGACGATGCAATCCGACGCATGGGCTCAGCCATCGATGAGCTAAGCGCAGTGCAGCTTGCGCTGATCAAGGCGCAAGGGGAGGGGGTAGTATGAGCATAAGCACGACAGACAAGGTGACAGGTATATTCACGATACCGGAAACGAACATTGAACTTGACTACACCGTGCGATTCCAATCGGAAGGCATGGACGATGTAGATTTCGAGCCATGCTGGCACTGCGACGATGAGTACACGGCATGGAACGATGCGCATGGTGCAGAGATCGATGTCGAAGAGCTGATCCAAGCAGAGGCTCAAGCCGAGCTGACGCGAAGCATAGCAAAGGAAAGAAAGGACAGCACGCTGACCACGATCACCATCACAGTGGACAACAACGTGCCAGAAGGCATAGCGAAGCCAGCGCGATGCATCCTTGCAGCACTGCATGAAGCTGAGATGCAAGGGCTGATCGAAGCAGCGATGAACATCAAAGTGGAGGAGGATGCATGAAAGTAATCATCGGCTGCGAGCGAAGCGGCATAGTGCGCGAAGCATTCCGCAAGCGAGGCCACGATGCATGGAGCTGCGACCTGGAGCCAGCTGAGGATGGCAGCGAGCATCACATACAGAGCGACATCATTGTGGTTCTGGCAGAAAGCAGATGGTGGGATCTCGGCCTCTTCTACCCTGAATGCACCTACCTATGCAGCTCTGGCTTGCACTGGAACAAGCGTAAGCCTGAGCGTGCAGCCAAGACCGAAGAAGCCTTGGCATTCGTGATGAGCTTGCAACTCTCAGCATCGGTGCGGTGCGACAAGTGGTGCATAGAGAATAGCATCGGATGTCTGAGCACACGCTGGCGCAAGCCTGATCAGATCATTCAGCCGCACCAGTTCGGGCATGATGCAAGCAAAGCTACATGCTTGTGGCTACATGGCTTGCCAAAGCTGAAGCCAACGCACTACATCGAGCCGCGCTTGGTTGATGGCAAGCCACGATGGGCCAACCAAACCGACAGCGGCCAGAACAAGCTGGGGCCAAGCGAAACGCGCAGCATGGACAGAGCGAGGACATACCAAGGCATAGCGAACGCAAAAAGCGAGCAATGGGGGTAACACATGACTGAAGAATACAACTTCTTGAGGCCATACCAGAAGGACTGCTGCAATGCAGTGTGGAGTAAATGGCGGGAGTTCGACAAGCTGCTCGCCGTACTCCCGACTGGATCTGGCAAGACCGTGATCGGCTTGAGCTTAGCCAAGCACATCATCTCGCAAGGAGGCCGGCTGCTATGGCTTGCGCATAGGGATGAGCTGATACGCCAGCCGCAAGCCAGGGCAAGGGAGTTCCTGGGCATGGAGTGTGCCATCGAAAAGGCGAAGGAGACTGCGCTTGGCTCGATGTATCCGGTGACGATAGGCTCAGTGCAGTCGCTATGCAGAGAAAAGAGGCTGCATAAGTTCAAGCCAGATCATTACACGCATATCGTAGTTGACGAAACACATCATATCTTGGCTGCCACGTACATGCGGATACTGAAACACTTCTCTTCCGCAAAGGTGCTTGGGATTAGTGCGACCCCTGATCGTGGGGACAAAAAGAACCTCGGACAGTTCTTCGATGAGCTGGCCTTCGAGTACCACATCAAGGATGCCATCGATGCCGGTTGGCTCTGTCCTATCTCAGCGCAGACCATCCCGATTAACATCGACATGTCCAACGTGCGTACAGAGAAAGGAGACTACAAGGATCGTGACATTGACGACGCCATCAAGCCATACCTCGCAGCCATAGCAGCCAAGCTGTGGGAACTGAGCCCTGAGCGTAAGCACCTCATCTTCCTGCCACTCAAAGCCACAGCACAGCTCATGCGCGAGATGATGCAAGAGGCCGGCTTCCGCTCATACTACGCAGCCGGTGACTACCGTGATGAGCTGGAGGACTACCATCGTGACGTAGGTGGGTCATGCATGTGCAACGCCATGTTATTGTCCGAAGGATATGATCACCCGCCTATCAATGGCATCACTATACTCAGGCCAACGCAAAGCCGCTCGCTCTATGCTCAGATGGCAGGGCGAGGCACAAGGCCATGCCCCGAGTCAGGCAAGACTGACTTAATGCTACACGATTGTCTTTGGTTTAGTGAAAGATACTCCTTAGCTCACCCTGCCTCACTCATAGCTGAAGATGAGGAGATAGAGAAGCGCATGGTGGAGAAGGCTAAGGCTGGGGGGAAGATGGACATAGGGGCATTAGAAGAGTCAGCACACTCTGATGCTAAGGCAGAAAGAGAAGATGTGCTGAAGTCCTACCTTGACGCAAACAGTAAGAGGAAAAGCAAGACTGTTGATCCACTTGTGTTCGGCTTCTTAGTTGACGATGAGGAGATCACGCATTACGAACCCTCTTTTGGTTGGGAAAAAGAGAAGGCATCATCCAAGCAGCAGGAGACACTGGCCAAGTTCGGCTTCGATGGCAGCAGCATGCGCAAAGGCTATGCATCGAAGATTTTAGACAAGGTGATGGATCGCATGGATCACAAGCTGGCCTCAGCCAAGCAGCTCAACATACTGCAACGCTTTGGCTATCGCAAGTTCGACGGCATGACCTTCGAGGAGGCAAGCGGGAAGATAGATAAGCTGGCGAAGAACGGATGGAGCCGCAAGCCAAGCTGGGTAAAATAAAGGAGACAACGATGGTAGCTATAATATATCCAATGCGCGGCAAGCTCGACGCCTTGCGTAAGCGCATCATAGAGCTAGGCGCTGGCCTGGCTGTGCGTGCAGTGAGCAATAGCATAGGCGGCATGCGCTTGGAGTGCGTATGCGATGAAGAGCAAGCAAGCGAGATCGAAGGGATGCCTGATTGCGACTTGCTAGGTCGTGGCGATGAAGATAGTTCTTGAATTATATCTTCGGATGTGAGATAGGAATAGGATGATAAGAAGAAGGGCGCGACATGGTTTCGACGCCGACAGACAAAACATAAGATGCGTACCGAGGACTCCGGTTGGCCTCGTTAAACACCCGGAAACAGAGAACTGATGAAGCTCTCGACATGGCGGCTTAAAGTCGTCTAGGAACCCGGAAAGATATCAGTAGTATCCGGCAGTACGACTCGCACCACTGAGACCCCTGACCGTTGACAGGCTAACGCAACGAATGTCTGCACAGACAGATAAACGTGCTGGTGGAGGGCTTCAGGAAACTGTCGCCCCTGGTTGCCGGACTTAAACCGGATATGTACGTAGACTCTTATGTGGACTGTTGACGGACGGGGGTTCGATTCCCCCCGCGTCCACCATTATCAATAAACAAAGGAGCAAGGATGACATACGATGAAGCGCGGAAAGAATTCGCAGAGCTATGCCCAGGCCGATACAGAAGCATGGATTACAGGCTGACGGAGCATACAGATGGCACAGCAGAGCAAATATGCAGGCTGTATGTCCATGACAGTATATCCACAGCAGAGCATGCGACTTGGCGCGAAGCCTTGGTTGAGATGCGAGGGCTTGTTGACCCTGCACCGAAGCCTGAGCCTGAGATCACTACGCCGCAAGGAGATGACATATGAGCGATAGACTAACCGGATCATACCTGCATAGCCACGTTGCCAAGCTACGCGCTGAGCGTGATGAGCTGCTGGAGATCTGCGAGGAAGTTATGGAGTACCTCAAAATCAGTAACGGCAACACGGATATCACGGAAACGAAACGAAACATGATGGGCCGAATCAGTGCCGCAATCGCAACAAGCAAGGAGCAAGCATGACAGCTAAGCGAAGACCAGGCGGAGGCTCACGCGGAGCATGTGGCAAGAAGCGGCTATTCAATGGCGGAGGCAAAGGCGTGGGGCAAAGGGCTGCACGCAGGAAGGCAAAGAAATGAAAGGAGCGAGGGATGAGCGACTACCATGCAACACTGAAGATACAGCAAGGCAGACTCAAGGCAGCGATGGCGAGGATGAACATAGCCAGCGCTGCCGACCTGCATCGGCTCACAGGTGTAACACAAAGCGTGATCGGCAAACTGCTTAACTTCAAGTCTTCACCAAGACAAAAAAGGAATAGACAATGGAAGATCAGCGTATTGCGTATATGTAAAGCGTTAGCATGTGAGCCTTCTGACATATTCCCAGAGTACCTCGACCACGAGATTGCATCCAATAAGATTGAAGCATTCATAGAACATGCACAGCTGGAGAATGGCGCTACGCAGCAACTGTCACCTGTAGACGAATGCGAAATCTCTGAGCAAAAAGATGTGATCAACGAAGTTCTTGAATCTCTTACAGACAGAGAGGCTTGTGTCCTGCGCTCTCACTTTATGGAAGGAATGAGCATCATTGAACTCGCACAGTATCACGGAGTATGTGCGCAACGCATGTGTGAGATAAGAAACAAAGCCCTTCGCAAACTGCGCCACCCAGCAAGAATAAACAAACTCAAGGAGGTATGCGAATTCGACTTCTGA